TAATTCATCTGAGAAAAAAGTTGGCCTGGAGTTTATGAAGTTTGTCGCGGGAGGGGCTCACCTGAATAGGGGCTAATAATTACTAAGGCCCCTAGTAAATTTGAATAGGGGAATAGCCCCTATTTGAGCGCGGGAGGGGCTCACCTGGCCGGCGGGTGGGGTGCAGGGGCGAAGCCCCGCATGAGAGACTTCCATGAATTTCAATCCAAAATTGAAAAGGTTCTTGACTCCATGAATTCTATTTCAAAATTGAAAACCCATGAACACCGGGGGCAAGTCACCGGGGTTCATGGCTCTCCTATTCTATACCTAAATTTCTCGCATGTCCGGAAGTATATATTTTGAAATGAAATTGTGGGGACCGGATAGGAACTAATTTTGAAATGAAATTGTGGGAAGGTGGGTACCGACTAATTTTGTTTTGAATTGGGGTGACCACCTATTCTGTTTCAAAATTCATGAAGTCCTTGGGTCACCTATTTTGAAATTAAATTCATCAAATATTTTTTCATCCTATTCTGTTTTGAAATTCCCATGACCGGATAGGAACTAATTTTGTTCTAAATTGTGGGGAAGGGGGTGGGATGGAATTTACTTTTGAAATTCCCATGACCGGATAGGAACTAATTTTGTTCTAAATTGTGGGGAAGGGGGTGGGATGGAATTTACTTCTGAAATTCCCATAACCGGATAGGAACTAATTTTGTGGTCAACCGCGCAGACCCGCTGCGTTCGCCGCCAGGTCACACTCAAACCAGTACTCGGCGTAAATCTCATCGATGGTCTTGGAAGGATTCTCGGCATGCTTGGCGGAGTACCAAGCGTCGCGGAACTCCGCCAACTTGGCCTGCGCCGCAAGACCACGGGCAAGAGACTTCAGACCTGCCATTGTTTTCGTGCTTTATCCATGGGTCTTGGACACGTGACCTGGACAACACACCTTTCTTCAGCTCGGCCACCGACTATTTCATTACATCACATCTGCAATAGACTTGTCCTCACGGATCTCCATAAACACCGGGAGGAACAGACTCTTGGCTCCGGTCTTCTTGTCGGTGATGACCGCGTTGTACTTGATGGACACAATTTTGTTCTTGAATTCAGTGAAGGCCATAGACCGCTCCTCGTCGCTGAGGCCCGTACCTACCGCCGTCTTCACATGGCCATCGGCCGACTCGACTAGCAGGGACCCGATTTTACCCTCATATTTACCAGCACCCGGGAGGAACCCAGTGACCAACAGGTCCGCCTCGAGCTCCGCCTTCATCTTGACCTGGTGCTTGACCCGCTTATCCTCCCATGCCCCATTCGGGTCCTTGAGCACCAGGCCTTCCTCACCCTCGGCCAACTTCTGCTGGTACAGAACCTGAGCCTCCTCCATCGAATTCACGATCGCAATTGGAGCGACCTGGATCCGACCCACCTGGTTCGGGTGGAGCATGATGTGGCGATCACGGTATCCCACACTGCACCGACCCTTGCGGAAGGCGAAGAGCGGGATGATGTCCCACACGACCGCTCGGATTTGCTTCGCGAGTTCGGCCGTGCCCGTGCCCTTCTGAAACTTGGTCAGGAGTCCGTTACCCGTCTTGCGGTCCATGGGGGCCCCATCCGGACCGGCCATCAGCAGCTCGCCATCCAGCACATACTCCGTCTCGGCCGTGAGGTTCATGACGTCAGCATCGAGCACACCGAACAGGTCCAGCTCCTTGCCTGCCCGTGACCGGTAGGAAACCTGGCCGTTCTCGACGATCGCGTTGAACCGCATACCGTCCATCTTAGTCTGTGCAATCATAGGGAAGGTCAATTTCGTTTTGGAATCCAGAGGGCTCACAAGCATACAGGGGTAGCTGAGCTTGAGGTCTGGCCAGATCTTCTCGACCGTCGCCTCGCTCACACCACACTTGAGGTTGCGGCCTAGAATGCGCCGAATGACCTCCCGGTCGTCCGGCTCGAGGCACGTCAAGATGCGGTGGACGTAGGTCGTAGCGTCATTTCCGCGAAGCGTACGCGTCGCAAGATTCTTTTTGATGGATTCGAGGGCCTCGCTCAGGGTCCACGTGTCGGACCCCGGACGCGGCACACCCGCCTCTGGTAGCTTTTTGATATAGAAATTGGTGAGGGGATCGAGGGTCAAGCGACAGACTTCCTTGAAGGTCTGGTCGGTCGCGTGAGCCTTGAGGATCGCCTCCTTCTCAAGACGGCCGGAAGCGGACTCGAGCTGGTTGAGGATCTGGAGAGCCATTGTGTTTGTTGGGTGGTTTTGTATATGCCGCCGTGAACTCTGAGCCCGACAGGACATGTTTTTACACAAACTCGACGTCTGCGGTCCAGTCATTCAAGAGCACAGTCTCCTTGGTGCCAATAGGCGGCCACCCTGCATACCCATGCCCACCCTTCGTCTTGGGATCGTTGCGATAGATCACCACACCACCCTCGAGCCACATGAGAGCACTGCGGTAACTCGTGAGGATCTTGAGCTCTTTGTCCTGTAGGTCTTCGGGGGTGGACTCGAGGCGCGGGGATGGGTCGGCATCGAGTGCGGCATGAATTTCCGCATAATCCGTGACGCTGGGAGCCGGGTGAAGACCGCCGAAGGTGCTAGGGCGGAAGCTGACGAACTTGACGGAAGTGGCCATGGCGGTTGTTAGTTGGTTTGACCAACTCCCGCCGGATCCTTGACTGGCACGGAACACTTTTTATTTTCTTTCAGTTCCTTAATTTCATTTGAAATTTGTTGGTGCCAAGGCTCGAGCACAAGAATCTGGAAACTCAGGGCCAATGTGCCGACCAGTGCAGAGTAACGAGAGTACATTATTTTTCTATTATAAAATTATATGAACAACGTGAACACGGCCATCGGCATCCTGGCCACCAACAGGAAAAATTTAATATCAAATTTCCTCATCCAGCTCAACACTCAGGAGCGAAACAACTTCATGAAGAACGGCACAAACAAGAAAGAGTGGATAAAGCAGTGGCTCCGCAACAAGCACAATTACAACAACGAAAGAATAGCTAACCGCGTAGCCAAATACAACTCAAGAACGACGTTTAATAAGTATGTTAATTCAATTGTTAAATTAAAGAACGCTAATATGAATATACGTAAATACATGATCGCTGTTGCGAATGGAGGGCCCTACGCATCTCTGAGCATCGGTAAAAAAGGCTTCATCCAATTAGAACCTGCTTGTCGAAATAACTTTAATAAAGGCGTATATATACACTATGGTGAGACTAGTAAGAAATATAGAGGACAGAAGATAGGTTTCAGATTACGCAAGACGGCGGTGAACGCGTCTAGAAACTCGGGCATCCCTCTTTGGCAAGTTTCGCAAAATATAGAGGGTCTCGTGACGTCTGGGAACCTTCCAGTTTCGGGTAAAATTATGACTAAACTCGGTGCAAACCAGATTAACTATGCACCCCCTTGCCGGGCTAATAATAAGCGTGGACCCTACAACTATGCGTTCGTAGTTGGATTATCTAAGCGCCCGGCCATGAAGAAGCCGCGCTCGGTCGTCGTTCCCAGAAGACCACGGTCCGTTATGAGACCTAGGTCCGCACACTAGTCGATATCCACGTCACTCAGCAATTTTGATTCGAAATTGCGGACAGACGCGAGGACTTCGCTAAGAATAGCCAACTTTTCAATCTCCAGCATGGACTTGTCAGGGTCGATGTGTTGATACTTGCGACCATTCTTGACACAGACGTTCATAGAGGAGAAGAGGCGCTGGACGTTGACGGACTGCATTTTTAGGTGAAAATTAACTCGAGCCACCTAGAGTTGGCTCGGACATGACACGTTTTTAGTGGTACATCTGAAGAATCTCCTTAATAACAGCGGCGCGAACCACGTCATCTTCCGTAAACATGAGATGCTTGATGCTATCTGAATGTGGGTCGATGCGGCTAATCAGATCAGCCAACCCATTATCCTCGAAACCACGATCGTGCTGAGCCCCGTCCCCTGCAATCACCATCTTCGAATCCTCACCAATCCGCGTCAGCAACATCTTCATCTGTGAAGGCGTCGAGTTCTGCATCTCGTCTCCGATGATCCAGGCATTGTCGAACGTGCGACCGCGCATATAGGCCAACGGACACACCTCAATCCGTTGATCCAACATCATCTCCTGAACCTTCTTTACTGACCAGTACCGGTACAGGGCATCGAACATGGGACGGGTCCAAGGCTCCATCTTCTTGTTCAAATTTCCAGGCAAAAATCCGTGTTGCTCATCCACAGATACGGCAGGGCGCGTCAGAATGAGACGCTGAACCTTGCCAGATGCTAGAGCCTTCGAGCCCATCTGACACGCCAAGAGGGTCTTTCCAGTTCCAGCGGGTCCGGTGCTTACGATTACAGGTGCGTGACTCATGAGGAGCTCCAGATACCGACGCTGACTAATGGTCCGTGCACTGATCATTTAGTTTACAAGGGTGTGCAAACTTTATCAGGTTCTGGATTCTTAATTCTATATTCAAATTGAACTTTGCTCGGCCAGACGTAACCCCAATCTGCATATGCCCCCACATCAAAGTGGTAATAGTCGGATTTTTTGCGGTTTAGGGCCGCCTGGTGAGACTTGTGAATAGGCTCCCATCCCCACCACCACGGTGGGCTAGACTTTCCGCAGTGTGGGAGCTTCTCCATATTGTTTTTGTATCCACGAGCGATCCACTCGTCAATCATCGCATTACAGTACATGGCCAGGAAACACGTGTGTCCCTTCCACATGAGTGTCGCGGGATGATTGACCCACCCCTTCGTGAGGCCTTGAAGGGCCCTCCACAACTGATAGGCTTCTACCCGCTGCTTACCTAAACGCCTATAATCAAGAGCCTTGGCGCACTTGTGAATATCTGAAAATGGGACGAAGGTATTCACCATTGGCGGAAGATAGGTTTACCTTCAGAGGTTGTGCCGATATGTATCACAGTGCCCTTCACCAGCATAGACTGGAGTTCCCGCGTGAAGTTGTCACTAGGTTCACGGTTCAGGATTTTCAGGCAACTCTGGCACTGGCAGTTCATTCCTACTTTTTGTTTCTAAATTAGTTGGTTGGGCCACCCCAGACATGTATTTTTCACGGGTCTTGAGGTCCCATGGACCCCCGGGCTTGTACCAATTATGTTTGAAAATTCGTTGAGCCATTATAATATTGTCCTCATCCCTCACGATCGTGCCATCGGGCATGAGGTGCACATCTTCACCTAATGGGTTTCCCCTTTGGTACTTGAGGACCTTTCCTTCGTCACAATCTTTTGATGATACAAAGATATCCATCATTAAAAGATTATGTTACTATATTTTTATGTTGGAATTCATTTTTGGATTTTTAAGCGGTATCGTGGGTTCGGCCCTTTTTAGAAAGAGATTGGTCAATAGGTCAATAGGTATACAGGCTGAAGAGGTATGGTCACATACTGTTGAGTCACAACCAATTTTAATTCAAAATTCAAAAATTAAATTTGTTCCTAAATTACAAAACTTTTGGGGACCAGACTCCTAGTCGGACTTTTCTACCAGGTACCGGGCGACTAGGGTGTCCTTGTAAAATACCTTGGCCACCTGGAAAGACGAAGTGAACCCATCACACTCGAAAGTCCAAAAGTTCTTCTTGGAATCTGGGCGGGTCAGTTTGGGGTTGACCGGAATTGGAAGGAAAGACAGTACGACCACTTTGAACACAAGCCACCACTGGTTCATTACACTACAATGCGTTCAAATCTCTAAGGTGCTCTTCGAACTCGTACTCGAGACGGCGCCGGCACGCAGGGTGGGAAGGGTCAGTGATGCACCGGCGCCACGTGCGCTGCAGAACCTCGCAGTTGTGGTTAGCCATGATCATCTCCGTCCTGAGGTGCGCGTAGATTTGGCGGTTGTAAACCTCCATGGCGTTGTTGATCACGGCCTCGATGTGCAATTCCGGAACCACGGGCCAGGGGACGTTCATGGCCGCCCAAACTACATTTTGAATCAAAATTAGACAATAAGCCAATAGCTCAGAGATCACTGGAACCGCCGAGTACCTGTGGGCCATATCAATGAAACACTCGGCTATGACGCGGCGGATACTTTCATTATCCTCGTCTGATAGGTGATCAGTTTCATTCCAGAATCCCATGTGTGTATTCACCATGAGCTGAAGCTCCAGAGCCGCGCGGAGGTCTGTCTCGAACTCCTCGAGCTGGACATCGACGCCTCCAGTGGACTTGCGCGGGGCACGGGGCGTGGACATTGTTTGTTGGTTGTTAAATAGTTTCATTTCATTAAATGTAGCGAGCACTGCACACGTTTTTTTTCACTCGTCCATCGGGTCGTAGTTCTCCTTGGTATCGTCCTCGGCCCCCTCTTCGTGCCCGCCACGCCACTGCTCCTCCTCGTGGATCTCGTTCTCGAGGCGGTCAACCTTGGCGCGGTTCTTCTCGATGATTTCACGCATGAAGTCGGCGTACTCGTGCGCGATCGGGCTCGAGTCGTCGAAGGGCTTGTTCTCCGTGAGCATCGCGTCGATCGCAGCAGACTCCTTGGCCTCAGCGCGGCGCTTGTCAGCCCGCAGATTCACAAGCTCTTGCTCGTGCATCTCGATCCGCTCGTTGATTGGCAGATCGAAGTAGGCGTCGACCGCGGCAGCCTCGAGGTCGCCCGTGCCGTAGTCGCCACCCTGGATCTCATAGAGCTCATCCTTGGAGATTTCATTTCGAACATAGTTGGCCATATAGTGATACATGGACGGGGTGATACACTCGTCCAGGTATTCCTCAAACTCGGAATAGGTCCATGTGAAGCACGGCTCTTCGTGAATCGCCTCACCCTGGTAGCCGCACAGGAGGCCATCGGAGTTGAAGCACACGTAAGCGTTGGGAGACATGGTTGTTTTGGTTACTTTTCATTACACTCGTCGCCTCTAAGGCGGGTACAGGACACGTTTTTTTCACTCATCGGCACTCTCCTCCTTCTTAGTCAGCATCGCCAGGGCAATCTTGAAGGCGTTGGCAGCCGCAGCCTTCTCAGGGATCTTATCCTCAGAGGTCTCCTTGATGGCTTTCAGGAACGCCTGGTACATGGTGGTGGCCTCGACAGCCTCCTTGAGCTCGGCGTTAGCCTCCTTGAGGTCAGCCTTCAGGTCGGTCACGCGGTCGAGAGCCTTCATCAGGGTCTTGGTAGGAGCCATTTGTTATTATTTGAGTGGCTCGTTTTTTTATCTGGGTTTGGAGTATGGGCACTGAAATAAATGCTGCAACTGCGCTGATTGGAATGGCGAGAATATATCAGGAAAAAGTGGGATTTCAAAACGCACCATTTAATACAACTAATATTAAACTAAACGCAGCTCGTGGTGAAAAATCACTCACTACGGGAAAAGAAGTGGGGAAGGCATTTTTTTATTCAGGGGAGGACATCGCTGTAAATAAAACAAACACAAATAGCGGAAAATACAGAAATGAACCTGCAATTGAGATTTTTGAAATGGCGGAGAAGACCAGATCAAAAAAGAATACGGGTAAAAGTGAATTGGAAGAAGAACTCGAGACGTCTGTTATCTTCCCGAGTTATTTCAACCCACGTCTTAAAAATAAACTCGTGAAGGCGTGGAAGAACATAGTTTCGGGACAGGCTTTTACTGGTTCTTGGCTCGAACTTCGCGCTCTACGCTGGTCGACGCGGAATGGTCCTATCTCAGAGCTGCGCGACTGCAATCGCAGGACTGTACAGAATACCGGGTCGAGCGTGTTCAAAGGCTTATGCACTCCCAATCAAATACTCGATGGAACTTTCAATAAGAAACCAGTTTCGTATTTATATCTTAAATCGCGTTTTACTTTATCACTGGTAAATGAGGACAACACGGTTATTACCGGAGGCGCTAAAAGATGGGCGGGTCTCAAAGATATAGCCAAAGGAGCGACATGGGGTGAACCCGACGTCATCCTTCGTGAAATAAAGGCTGATGGCTCCATAGTGTTGAGTATTTTTGAATTTAAAATAGGTTTTGGAAAGCCTTCTGATTCGGGTGCCAAAGCCACAGAGTGGAATCAGCTCTCAAGAGTTAAACGGAATTTAGAGCTACTTATAGATCTATGGATAATAGAAAAAGGAGGAGCAGCTGAAGTGAAAAAGAAATATCCTTTATGGAAACGACCAACTATAAAGCTGTATTTTGTGGGCTGGTCGGCGCCTAGCGCGGCCACCGTCCAGCTTATTGCTCCCACCAACTACGCACCACCAACAGGTTACAACGTTGAACCACTCAACAGCACTGGTTTTGGAACCCTCACTGGGTTGAACGCGTCTTTTATAACTCATATTATCGAAGAGCTCCAGTACGCTCGTGCTATGGCCTTAGTCCAAGCAATTGAAGAAATTAGAAAGGATCCGGAGTATCAAACTGTGAGAAACGCTCACATGCAAAATATGATGCGCCAGATGGCACAAGCGAGACAGCTTCCTATGAAGCCCATCAGTGAAGTGTCAAGTGTTCGCCAAGGCAACAAACCAAAACCAAAAACCAAGGCGAATGCTTCTGGTATGGGGCAGGTTGCTGCACAGGAACAGGCTTTGGTTAATATATTGAGACAGCGCGGAAAAAACAACGCAAACTTCATCGTTCAATCAGCAATTACTGACCCCGAAAAATTCACAAGTATGTATGCCACATTTCTTAAACATTTCATCGAACCTGGCGGCGCTCCTACAAATACAGGCCAGGGGAGAATGCGCAATGCCATTCGTAGAGCCAGGGAGGGCAAGGAACCCGGAAATACAAATCTAGAAAAACTAAACATTTTCAATACTATTGTTTCGTCCCGTGGTGCCGCGGGCGGTCTCAAGAAGACTCCGGGCGCGAAAAAAAAATAAATGAAGTTAATAATGGAGGCTCTTCGTGAACAAGCGCGTAAAATAAAAGCCCGTGCCGCTAAACGCATGTCGCGTCACGTCGCGGAAGCTCGCGCCCTCCCGAAAATTCCACGTGTTATTTTAAACGGTAATTACGTTAACCCTATAACACTCGCATTCCCTAGTGGTGTAGTTATATACGAAATAACAAATAAGTTCACCGGGCGGAGAAACTATTACGACAAACCAACATTCACAAAACTTGTCAAACAATTTACATCTGATTATAACCTTATGATGATGAATTCCAAAAATCCCATTCCTGGAGCGCGCAATCCAGTGACTCGCAACCCTATATACCCACGCAATGTCCGCCGCGTGACCGTGGCACCCAAGAAGAAGACGCCAAGCCGCTCTGTTGCCGCGAAGAAGATACAGGGGGCCGTCCGTAAGCACCTTTCCAAGAAGAAGCCCAAGCGCGTCTCAAAGTAAAGGACTAATTCTCAATTAAAATTAGATGTACGAGGTCCTCGGTCTGACCAGAGACGCCACGGCCGATGACATCAAGAAGGCCTATCGCAAACTTGCCCGAGAACACCACCCCGACAAAGGCGGTGACCCGGAGAAGTTCAAAAAGGTCCAGGAGGCCTATGAGGTCCTGAGCGATCCAGAGAAGCGCGAGAACTTTGACCGGTTCGGAACCACCGAAGCTCCTCCACAGGGCCCGAACCCCAACGACATATTCGCGCAGATGTTTGGTGGCGCTTTTGGTGGCCCCAGAGGCCCCGTGCGCCGCGCAGATCATAACCACGAACTCAAAATCACCCTTGAGGACGCCTACAGAGGTCTGTCACGTACGTTCAAGGTGACGCTGACCAAACCCTGCTTCGCGTGTAGGAAAAAGTGTCCCCATTGTCACGGGCGCGGGTCGGTCCAGATCCAGATGGGGCCCATGGCCTTCAGTCAACCGTGCCCTTCATGTGGAGGTCAGGGTGGGGGTTCATCAGGCTGCCAGGAATGTAATTTTAAAACAAAAAAGCATGAGCCTCTCAATTTAGAACTAAAAATACCAGCGGGTGTGGAGGATGGAGCGACCCTCGTGGCGGGTGGTATGGGTGAACAGCCCCAAAAACCAGATGAGGAGCCTGGTGACCTTGTATTTCACATCAAAATTCAGGACCACCCAGAGCTGATGAGACAGGGTAAGGACCTCATATGGTCGACACGAATTTCGTTTACAGATTCAGTAAACGGCAAGGTTATCCAGGTTCCACATTTTGACGGGTCGATAGAAGTGAACACGTCAGACTGGGGGGTCCTGGACCCGAGGGAAGATTATGTGATTCCAGGGAAGGGGTTCGTACCGGGTGGGAAGCTTCGGATTTCTTTCAACGTCATTTATCCACCGGTAAATGTCAAATTAAATCTTTCAAAACTAACATAGCTATTGCCATCGCTGCAGACATACTGCTTATAGCAACTTGATCTAGTAAAAGATGTGTAACCTCCGCTATGTTTACTTGTGCGTGGTGAAATGCGAAATCATTCAGAGCATCTGGTACGAGACTTAATGTCGCCCCTCGTACCACATGCTTTTTCAAAAGGGTAGTGGACCGTACGGTCCGCTGGGTGATTGGGTGGCGCTGGACACGCCGAACGCTGATGCGAACGGTCACACACACCTCCTTATTCATCTTGCTCTACTAGATATTTCCATAATTCTTGACGATCACGTGACGCTTTTTTTTCAAGGTCACGGGCGACGAAGAGCCGCCCTTCTGGCCCACACTTGCGCTCACTGAAACGTACAGACTCTGAAAACTCGTAGACCATTTTCCCTCGCCCCCTGTAAGCTACGAACTTGGTGCACGTCCCCGTCCGGGCGTAGTTTCCTGGTTTATAGAACCGGCACTTTTCACAGGGAGGGTTCATCTATAAAAATCCCTCGTTATTAATTCTGTTGATGTACTCACGCAGAGCCGACCCCCAATTCACCCTGCGTCTATTAGCATTCGTTTTTGGATTAAAATTGATAGTTGATCTGTTGGCTCGTGTAGGCACCATATAGACGCCGTTTACGTATCTGTACACTGGATTGCGGATATTTGAAAATGCATTTATGAAATGATTATATGATAACTTATATGTTTGAGCCAGGGCGGCCTTTGAAGAGGCGAATCGGAACCCACCACCCGCCAAGTAGTTGCGGACGGGTCTGTTCTTATATCTCTGCCACGTCAATTGAAAAGGAGTCATGGGGAAAACTATAAACGTCTTGTAATTTCCACCTTGTATATACTGAAACAACCAATTGGGAAAGGCGTTAGAGCCCGTCGTCTCGAACATGATATTCTTACCAGCCTCCACAGCCTTTTGAATAAGACTGTCAATTTTATCCGAAAATTTGGAACCTGAAAGGTTTTTGGTCGTGCGGACAGTTGAGTAAACTTGACCTAATTTACTTATTTCTTTATTTGTTGCTTTGTTCAAAAAGTTGCGCAACATTTGCTCAGTGGGGTTGCGATTACCTATGAGACGCTGAATTGCGATTCTCGACCGTTTTTTGAAATATTCAGTGCTTTCGACGGCATCATCTATATTTATATTAATATAACTTCCAATAGGGTCTCCACCAACCTGTTCCACTAGAGGGTTGATGGAACTTTTTCCAGAAGCAGGTGGCCCATATTTTATGACGAGTTTGGGTTGGCCAGTGGGATCCGGGAGGGACTCTATACGTCTGTTCTGCTCCCTATTAATTTTTTTTTGGACTAGAAACAGTTTTTCAAGCAAAGGGGCGTTTGTTACCGTGAGTTCTTTGAGAAGACTCCGACGCGTCGTCATTTATATTACACTACATTTTAACCACAAAGTCCGCGCATCTCCGCGTAGCTCATCTTGCCCTCTGCAAACTTGGCCAGCGCGGCCGTCTGTACCGGGTCGCCGACCATCACTGCGCAGTGTGCGAGGAGCGGGTCGAGTCTGGAGATGGACGCCACCTCGTCACCCTCGTCCTTCTGCTCAGTGACCTCGGCCTTCTGTGGCTCATCGACGCGCCGACACGCCACGACGACCGAGCCGATAGCACCGCGTCCCACGGGGGGGTCCGCCACCCGGCTATGGTACCGGACCGCGCAGCGTTTGCGAGGGTGGTTCATCTGGGTCACGCGGTACCAGAACTCGTCACCCTCTTCGATGAGCTCCCAGCCGATAGGACGGTCAGGCTCATAGACTGACTGGATCGTGCCGTTTTGACACACCACATAGAGCTCGTTCTTCACAGGTCCACCCTCCAGGTCAAACCCGTACTGGTAGGTTGACATGGTTGGGAAGAGACCCGTAGGAGGGCACAGAGGGTCAATGCGGTCAGCGAAGAACTTGAGGCCGGGAGTCTTGAGGAGAGCCATTGTTTTTGGTGGCTTCACTTGATCTGGCCCTTGGCCTTGGTCGGACAGGACAGCTTTTTTTCAAGCAGAGCCTCCTTGGCCCGTACCGCCTTTTTTGTATACACCGCGTAGTCACTCTGCTTCTTAGAAGACTGGCGCTTTTGGTCGCGGTGGCTTTCCATGTTAGAAGTACCCATAAATCTCCGGCGCCTTCCCACGACATGACGCGTTTTTTGTAGATAAATGTTAGGACATGGAAACGTTCCTCAAAAAATCCGCAAGGACCCACAAATACAGAGACTTATTGTCCCAGAAAGAAATCGATGCGATAGTAGCCCGACACGTTCCGAGACTGAGATCTATTCAAATTTTCAATTTTGGTCCAAAAACAGAGTGGCCAGAGGTGACTGACGAGTATCACGAGGAAAGAGACCAGATAGTCTCGGACCTGAGAGCCGAAATTCAAAAAGAATTTATAAAGAAAATTCGTCTCCCTAAAGGTTCAGACAGTCACACTGCACTTAATCATTATTTAGGTGGTATATAGTATATGGACGCTGAGTGTCCAGTGTGTCTGGAACCTCTATCAGGAACGGTCGTTCATATGGGGTGCTGCAAGAAGATGGTACATATACAGTGCTACACAATCAAGTGCCCCATGTGCCGTGCGGATCTCCCAGTTCCCATTCATGCCGTACAGCCTCACCCCAGCCATATCATAGTTCCCGTTCCGGTCGTATATCAGTCGCGTGAAAGAAATAGCAAAATAGCTCGTAGTATTATAGGTTTAATAGGTGTGGTCGGTATTATGGCTATTGTCGTATTTCCTTATTACGCTTAGACGACACGGACTTTGTCCTTCTGAGAGGGGAGGGCGTCTTGTTGCGCGTCAGGACTTTCTTGATCATATTAGGGTATTTGTAAGTTTTCATATAAGATTCAATATTACGCGAAGGAACCAGTGAATGATATTTAGATTTTCCAAAATCTATGAGCCACATACCCGTAATTTTACCTTTAGAATCAACTGAAACTATGATATTTTCTCTATGAAGATTTCCATGTTCAATACCGGCCATCTGAAGCTGATGAACCAGCCAACTCAAATAGTTGTGTACATATTTGTTAGAAGGAGTGAATGTTTTGTAATATTGTTTCAAAGTCATTGAACCGACGCGATTCATGATAAACATATTTAAACTATTAATAATTTTAGAACCATATCCAAGTTCTCTAGTAATGTTAGTATTATTAGATTTAATTTTGAGTTTGACTATATTCCCGTTCCTCACCTTCGGGGCTATTCCCGTCGGTCTCAGGCGTTTAAGAATATTAAATTCCTTTGTTGCGTTTAATTTTTGAATCTTCATGAGGCGTCCATTATTTGTTACAAATACCCTTCCATGTACGCCACCACCCATGTAACCGACTGGGACGGGCCAGTCCTTTTTATTCCGTCGAACACGGTTAGAAAGGTTCTGAGCGGCTTTGATCCGTGATTCCATTAATATTATATAATATTAAACATCATACTCACGGCACTCGAGGGGGTCGTCTCGCTCATCTGAAGAGGCCTTGATGCGCAGATTATCCTCGCGCTGACGGGCCAATTCAGACGCGAGTTCCTCTACGCGGTCCCATGCCACCTTACACGCTGGGGTATCTTCGTAATTGTAACACAAATTCTTAGCCTGTTGAATAGCCTGTTCGACATCCTTGGGCCGGAGCTTGGTCCGCTTTGCGGGACGTGGATCGGAACCTTTCTTGGCCAAAATTTGGAGTCGTGCGACAGCCAGAGTCACGGGCATTTTAAGATAAGAACAACAAACTTTTATCTGAAAATGGCGAAACGTGTAGTCCTGAAGGCGAGTGACGTGGCGGCCATCATCGGTCGGCACCAGTACAAGTCGCGTGACGAGGTGTTCAATGATTACTGGAAGAAATATAGCCCAGACACCTTCACTGGTCAGACCAAGAAGGAGAAGGCCCTCGAGGCTCTCGAGGCTTCTGAAAACGCTCGGAAAATCCTAGAAAGTGCCGTGGCTTTCGAGGCAAAGGATTCCAAGGAGGCTGCTCAGACTTTTGAGAAGGCCAAGGCCCAAGTGAATTTGGATCCAAAATTGAGCATCGAACAAAAGGCTGAGGTGATCGAACACCTGCGTTCCAAGGTGTACACGACCCATGGGACGCGGTCGGAGGATAAGACGTCAGATAAGGTCTCCAAGGATACTGGCGCCCGTCTGGTTCGTGATGACGCGTTTTACAACCTGGATGTGTGTACTCTGGGTCAGACCAAGTTTGTAATTTGTGGTAAAATTGATCGCATCGAGGAGAAGGAGGACGGGTCTCGGGTCCTCGTGGAGATCAAGAACCGTACCAACCGCCTGTTCCGCCGCGTTGTGGATTACGAGTTTATCCAGATTCAGGTGTACCTCCAGATGCTGGGTCTTGTACATGCTCGGTTGGTAGAGCAGTACAACAATCAGGTGCTGAGTCACGATGTTGACCGTAATGAGGAGATGTGGAGCAATGAGATCACTCCAGCTCTTCGAGAGTTTTGTTCCCAACTATACGGACGATTTGAGCTGGAGGAGTAATGACTCCGAAAATTATACTGAAAAGCCAAGAGACGCTCAGGACCCCGACAATAGTGGGTGCAATGGGCCGATTCGCGAAAAATCTCTGATGGATAAAGACGCCCAAGACAAAAAGCAAAATAAACATTAAAGGTCCTTTATCCATTGAACTTAGCGCAGGAAAAACATGATGGCGAGGAACACGGCGGTGATTATGGCGGCCTGGTTGATCTTCTGGGTCACGATGTAGGAAATGAGGGCAAGGATCAGAGCCTTCTTGACCCATGGCCCCTGAGGGTTCTGCTCCTTGCGAACCTCGACATCGGCAACTGAATCAACAGCGTACATTTTAATATTAATTTACAATTTTATTCAGCGAACGTCACGTGCTTCTCCGTCTTGACCCACACACGGCCCTCGACAAAATCCTCGAACGTCACGATGTGCGTGTCGTCCCCATCGTCCGACTGTAGGATCCAGCCCTCCCCGGGGTTGAACTCCGCCACGACGCACTCCAGAAAACGCGTCCGCTTCTTGGACTTGATGGTCAGCGTCACCTCCTTGCCAACCAGAGACTCGAACCAATCCTCATAAGTCTCGAGCTCAGACGCAATCTCGTCACGCTCCTTTGCCAGCTCCAGAACAGCCTCGATAGCCTCCATTGTACTGTTCCAACGCCTTGTGTTTTTATCTGTGGGAAGAGTAGATGATGCACCTGAAACTAGCATTGGCGTTTGCAATCGCCGGGTACATTTTCACAAGTAAATTATGGCTAAGATGGCTTCACAGTCTCGGTCCGGAACAGGGGCTTGTCGTCAAGTGGGTTGCAATCCTCGGCTGTATATTTGCAATAGATCGTGTCGACCCTACTATCAAACTGGAACACAAGACTCAGGCTCTTGGGATCGTCATGATCCTCGCCTCTTTCAATATTATTTTCAATTACCAATCAGAATGGATCGAAGA